ACAATGCTCTCGGGGTGTAGCGTATAGCTCCCGATCTTGCGCTCTAACAGTAGACGCAGTAACGCGTTCTTGACTGCTGGGTTGGCCTTGCCGTACTCGTCGATCATGAGTATCACTGGCTTGTCATTGTGCACACCCAACTCCTCGTTGGTCAGGTACCGCACGAACCCACTGCCATCCTCAACACGCATGATGTCTGGGATCGTGATATCCCCCAGATCCTTGGTGGTACAGTCGAAGTAACACGGCACATGCTTGGTTAGTATCGCCGATATCATGTTGAGCAAAGAAGTTTTACCACTCCCCATGTGACCCTGCACGAGTACCGTGCGGTTGTGACCGTTCGCAATGATCGACTCTGCGATCTGGTCTAGGTTTACTGCATATAGTCTTGTTGATGTTGCCATCGTTTATGTCCTCCTTTGGACTTAGTTTTGTTAGGGTTATCCCTAACACGTTACCGCTTGTTCCTATGCACTCGGTTGTATCTCGCATACTCCCGCGTATCGACATGCTTGAAAAAGTGCATCGTCTCGCTCGAATACATATACATGTAGTGATACTTGGCCTCCTCATCCATCCCGTTACGGATGGCATCGTCGAACGCGTCCTTCGGGTGCAGCACCGTGCGCCCATGCTTGTGCCACAACTGATCCTCTGCTGCGCTATATCTCATTGCCACTCTCCCTACGTAGCCGAAGATAATCTCTCGCTGCATACACCTCCTCCCAATAAACGGAAGTGCCATCCGCATCGTTGTAGACTGACTCCAAGTCTGTCGTTCGCTCTGCGGTGTCGATCAGACAATCAAACACAATCTCTAGCAACGTCACTTTGTCCTCGTTCATCTCAGTTCTCCTCCTTCAGTTTGAGTTCTATCCACTTGTCTGCGCGTAGGATTTCCACAAAGTGTAACGCTTGGTGTAACTCTCCCAGATTACCGTTCATGGCTTCTTGGATTGCAGAACTAATCCGATCTAACACCCACATTTCATAGTCATTCATCTCGCTCTAACTCCTTCTCTGGTTGTTCAGGTTGGTGCAGTATTTACAGGTCGAGGGTCGGTAGGCTGCTGATAACGTCTTCTAGCACCGCTCTGGTTTCGGCGCGAGTGTGCGCGTCATCCTTGAGTGCCTCGATAGACAATGGCAACTGACCCTGTTTGGTGCCCATACCACGAAACTGATCTTCGAGCTTGGTGCGTATCGCCTCCATCTGGGTGTCGCCCGTCAGGTTGCACACGCGCAGCATGTCGATCATTTCTAACACTTGGTCGAAGACACTGGCAAAAATGCGCTTGGACTTCTCGCCCTCGTTCCAGTCGATCTCGCTGTGCAACTTGGTGATGACCGCACGGGTACGGTTGAACACGTCACCCATAGCCTTGGTGATCTGCGCCTCGTAATGTTCCTGATATTGTGTTTTCAGGATCTCGGCTTGCTCATTGCCCATGTCAACCCGAAAGTCACCAGCTTCAGGCACGGGTGAATAGGTCACACTGAATGCAAACTTGCGGCGCAGCTCGTGCACGGGTGCATAGTCGGCATCGTTGAACAGGTCGCCCAACTTGACCTTGGACTGGATGATCTCCCAGTCGTACACATCGAGGAACGCTTGTACCAGAGCGTCGAACTCTTGCTCATAAGCTGTCATCTGCGCTTGGTAATCGAAGAACATGGCAGTCGGGATCAACCGTTGACCTAGATCTGACCACGGCATTGTGAGTGCGTAGTGGGTGTTGCGTGTGTTACCGATGAACTTCTGCACGGCGTCCAGCTCGGCGCAGTCACCTAGCAACTTTTTACTGACGTTGGCGGTGCCTGACTTAGCGTTGTTGTGCAGGGTCACTTGGGCCGACGCGCTCTTGTCCTTCTTGCGTCCCGTCCAGACCGACGCATTGAACTCGACGATCATGGCGCTTGATTGTATCGACGGTGCCGATACCTGCGGTACTGCTGGTAACATGTTTTGTGTATCCATTGTCATATCCTCTTGTGTTGATTGTTAGGGTAATCCCTAACAAAGTTGCTGTTAACATGTTTTAAACATGTCTGAAGTGAAAATTACCACCTCAGACCCTTATTATGACATAGATGGAAGGTAATGTCAAGTGATGGAACATCATGGACGTACTGATACGGATAGAGACGTGTGGGGAACATGGTGGAACATATTACGGTGGAATGTTCTGGAATGTACTGGAATGTTCTTGATCGCGTTATGCTAAGTATTTGATTAACCTCGAATGTTCCTAATGTTATTTTTTCGACGATTTTGGATGGACTTATGTTCCTCTGGGGGGTTTTGCGTGTAGAAGAGAACATCTCTCCCCCCTCTTCGAAATGTAACGAAGCATATTTCCTTAAAAAGAGAACATTATAAAAACTATATATATTTAGGAATTTGACAACTACATCGTGCATTAACTTGCATTTATATTCCATCGTCATCCACTTAAGGAATGTTCTTTTTGGTACAGAACATTACGGAACATTAGGGAACATTTGAGAACATTACAAAATGCGTTTTAGAACATTAGTTTTGTTAGGGTTTCCCCTAACAGACGCATCGTGCCCCGCACCGCTGCTCTAGGAACTGGTATCGTGGAGGTAACACGTTGGCGCATCGCTACGCTAGGAACTGGTATCATCACGTTAAAACGTTGGCGCATCGCTACGCTAGGAACTGGTATCAACCCCGCCGAAGCGGGGAAGGTGGGTTAGTTGGCTTGGGCAGCACAGAAATCGTAAAGTGCTTTGAAAGATGAGAATCGTTTTTGCTTGTAGATAATGGTCATGGGTTTTGCTCCTGTTTTGTTAGGGGAAATCCCTAACATTAAAAAGATGCCCCCCTTGCGGGGGGCTTGGGTTTAGCCTTCGATGATTGCTCGGATGTCGTCATCGGTTCCGACTAGGGCCATCGTTTGCGCTAGCGCAGTAATCAAGGCGCTCGGGTTGTACTCGGGGGTCTCATCCTTTCGCGCCGTGCTCGCGGCTGTCTTGATTGCAGCGATGATTTTCTCAACCTCGGTTTTGGTCTCGCGCTGTTCTGGTTCGATTTCACCGGCATCGATGGCGCGGCTTAGAAGGCCCTTTCGGATGTCCTTCATGCGCGACCCAATTTGCTGAGTGACCCAACGCTTTCGCGCTTTATCGTCATCGGACAATGTCTTGACCTCGACCTTGAACAGGGCTTGATCCTTTTGGGCAAAACCCGTTAGCACGTTGACCTTGACCGACGCGTATTGCTCGGGGGTCGATAGGCTGTCGGCGCTGTCTTTGCCCTCGGGCGAGATTGTGTGACCCGCTCGCATACCATGCTTGAACATTGCGTCGAGGTGCGCGCCCTTCTTTTTCTCGCCCTCGGTTGTCGCCGTTGAATAGCCCTTGATTGCTGTGAATGCTGCTGTGTGGATTTCCTTAAACATATTTATATCTCCTTAGTGGCCGGACGGAATGCCTCGACCTGTTAACGTATTATAAGGATAAAGCGCCCAATGTCAAATGATGGTCAATAATGGAATATAATGGTCTGTTAGGGAATTCCCTAACATTGCAAAGGGTACCCTACCCCCATGCCCCGCTGTCAGGTAGCAGGAGTCCCACAGCCTATGTATTACTAATCTACACAAATGTTTTGCTTTTTTCTGAGTTCAAACCCCTTTTTCCACTAGACTCGACCCCCACCCCTTCTATATAGGGAACACCCCCCGGTAGGAGTCCCAACTTAATGTTGCAAAAAATTATTTTTCGTGTACATTTGCGGTAACGGTTAACAACCTGCGTACATCTATGACAGTAGTGCTTCATCCAGAAGTTGGAATACCCCTATCTGTGGACATGTCCTATGCAGATCTCCGCGTTCGTGCGGAAGCGGCCTGCAATACTGCGTTATATTTGTCCGAACACGGCCTAGACATAGCGCCAGACAAGGGCGATAAGACCGTAGCAGCAGGTTTAGCGGTTGAATACGCCGAAGACCCTATAAAAACGTCTAAGAAAGTGAGCAACCCCAAGGCTGCTAAGATGACCCCTGCCTCATTAGTGCTTACTAACAGCATCCTGCAAGAGTTTGGTCAGTCAGTTGCTGAAAGTGCCACCCAGATACGACATCTCGTCACCAATAAGCTGTTGTTAGAGTCGGAGAACCCAGACCCACGGGTAAGAATCCGTGCCCTAGAGCTGTTAGGTAAGATTTCAGACGTTAGTTTGTTTGCAGAAAAGTCAGAAGTGACCATAACGCACCAGTCTACGGACGACCTGCGTGCGAAGCTGCGCCAAAAGCTGGAGAAGTTGGTCAATCCGCCCGAAGAATTGGGTGCACCCATTGTATTTGAGGGAAAAGTTATCGACGTGGATGCAGAATTAGGGTTAACACCTGAAGAACCTGAGATATACGAAGAGTATGACGATGAGTGAGGTCGCTTTAGACTTTACAGAAGAAGAAATCCAAGTGATGTTGGATAATCTTGACGAGTATACCCAAGATGAAGTCCTTGAGATCGACAAACTGGTCAATGAGCTGGATTCCCGTAAGAAAAACAAGTTAGCGTACGACGATTTGATAGAGTTCTGCAAAGCGATGATGCCTGAGTTCATTGTGGGTAAACATCACCGCATATTGGCAGACATGCTCATGGCAATTGAGGGTGGGGACAAGGATAGAGTATGCGTAAACATACCCCCACGTCACGGTAAGTCCCAGTTAGTATCTATTTTCTATCCAGCGTGGTATCTAGGGCGAAATCCTAATAAAAAAGTCATGATGGTGTCGCATACTACTGATTTAGCTGTAGATTTTGGACGTAAAGTACGTAATTTAATCGGCGTAGACGCCTATAAAGCGGTATTTCCTACGGTCAGTTTGGCCTCTGATTCCAAGTCTGCAGGTCGGTGGAACACCAGTGTAGGGGGCGAATACTACGCTTGTGGGGTGGGTTCAGCCCTTGCTGGACGCGGTGCTGACCTGCTTCTAGTGGATGATCCACACTCTGAGCAAGACGTTATTAACGGTAACTTCTCAGTGTTTGAGAAGGCGTATGAGTGGTACACGTTTGGGGCGCGTACGCGTCTTATGCCCGGAGGGCGGGTAGCGATTATTCAGACCCGTTGGCACATGGATGACCTAACAGGCCGTGTTGTACGGGATATGGGGAACAACGAACGTGCTGATGCGTTTGAGGTGATTGAGTTTCCTGCGATCCTAGAGACCGCAGATAAGAAGACGGGTAAACCTGTGCAAAAGCCGTTATGGCCTGAGTTTTTTAATTTAGAAGCACTGCTACGGACTAAGGCGTCGATGCCGGTTTTCCAATGGAACGCCCAGTATCAGCAGGAACCTACGGCGGAAGAAGCTGCCATCGTTAAGCGTGAGTGGTGGAGTATCTGGACTAAGGAAGATCCGCCTAAGTGCGAATATATTATCATGTCGTTAGACTCTGCTGCAGAGAAGCACAACCGTGCTGACTTTACGGCCCTGACGACGTGGGGGGTCTTCTTTAATGATGAGGCCGAAGCGTACAATATCATCCTGTTGAACAGTATTAAGAAACGGTTGGAGTTCCCTGAGTTAAAAGAGCTGGCGTTGGAAGAGTACGCTGACTGGGAACCCGATGCGTTTATCGTCGAGAAGAAAAGTTCTGGTGTGGCGATCTATCAGGAGATGCGCCGTATGGGACTGCCAGTACAAGAATATACGCCTCATAGAGGATCTGGTGATAAACTAGCACGTTTAAATTCCGTCGCTGATATTGTAGCATCAGGTATAGTATGGGTGCCCGAAACTCGCTGGGCGGAAGAAGTAGTTGAAGAGATTGCTGGATTTCCGTTTATGAGCCATGATGACTTAGTGGATTCGACAGTCATGGCGTTAATGCGTTTTAGGCAAGGTGGTTTCATACGCTTACCAACTGATGAACCTGATGACATACGTTACTTTAAACAACGGCGTGGCGGGTATTACTGAGAGCATAAATTATGGCAATTGAAAAAGGTTTGTACGCGGCACCAGAAGGCATCGATGATCTGCTCGAAGGCGAGATGATGGACGACGAGCTTGTTGGTGGAGAAGCATTAGAGATCGAGATCGTCGATCCTGAAAGTATTACGCTGTCCGATGGCAGTATGGAAATTACATTAATTCCTGATGGCAATGAAGCAGACCTCATGGGGTTTGATGCCAACCTTGCGGAAGCGTTAGATGATAGCGAACTGCAAGAGCTTGCACAGGATTTAGTTGGACTGATCGACGCTGATGTTGATAGTCGAAAAGATTGGGCTGATACGTTTGTCAAAGGACTAGACGTATTAGGGTTCAAGTACGAAGAGCGCACAGACCCGTGGGAAGGTGCCTGCGGGGTTTACTCTACTGTACTGGCCGAAGCCGCGATACGTTTCCAAGC